GCTTAGGCCAGGGGAAGAAGATTGTCGCCGGCGGGAAGACCGTCCGCATCACGACCCAGACCTACAAGCCCGGGTCGGCATGGATCACGCTCGTCGTCATCGACGATAACCAGTAACGCCGTGGTGACGGTAAGCATCAGTCCGAAGTCTCAGGCTGAGTTTATCGCGGCCCTCCGTCAGTTCGCGGCTAACACCGGGCAGACCATGCGGGACGCAGCGCTTGAACAAGCCGCCCTTGCCTGCCAAGACGCGGCAACCTTTACCCCTCCTATGCCGAAGGGCGGAGGCCGTGGCCTATCAAAGGCCGCCCAGACCGCAGGCGATAACGCCGTCGCCGGAGACATCAAGAAACTCTTCGTGGCCGCCAACGACCGTAACGCCAACTCGGCTGCGGCCCTCCTCGGCAACCAACTAGCCTACGCCACCAAGGCCAACGACATCGGCCTGTTCAATAAAATTATCGGCAAAGGCACGCTTCAGGCGCTGAAGGGCCTCCCTCCAATCATGCGGAAGATTGCCAATGACCAGGACTACACCCGGGCGTTCGCCAAGGCTAAGAACTACTTTAACACGACCAACCCCATCCAGACCGAATACGGTCAGGGCTTCGTCAATGATCTGCGTCCTCCGCACAACCGCATCAAGGGCAAGTTCGGTGGCCGCATTGGCAAGAATGTCCGCCCGACTAAAATCAAGATGCTTGTCGAGTCCAAGTCCGACCTCGACCAATACATCCGCGACCGCCAGCAGATGGTCGGCATGATCAAGTCGGGCTGGGCCTCGGCGCTACGCTCCCTGCCTAAGCCCGTCATCAACGGAGTGCCTAAAGACTTCGGCGTGGACCTCCTCAAGGTAGCCTGGATTAACCGGCACACCCAAGTCCTCGGAACGAACAGCCTCCTCGCCAACGAGAAGGTCGTCGAGCTGAGCGTGACCAACAGCCAGGGCAACGTGAACAACATTGGCGTCGATGCTTCCGTATTGCCCCTGGTCTACGCAAACCGTATCAAACAGATGAAGGCCCGCTTTGAGAAACACATGAACTCCACCATCCAGCTGGCTAACCGCCGCTAAACTTTATGGGCACCGCATCTATCCGTCACATCGTCGAGTCCACTGTCGCGACCTACCTCTCAACCCAGACCGGGCTGACCACCGTCACGTTCCTGACGGGCGACAGCGCCGCGACGCAGACCCTGCCCAAGGCCGTGGTCCTCTGCGAGTCTGCCCGGGCTCCTAGCGACCTCCCCGAGGGCCTCGGCAACTTCAGCTGCTCGGTCCGCATCACCCTCTTCTCGAACGCCGACGACACGACCCTCGCCGATCATCGCCTCCGCTGCGCTGCCCTATCCGGCAATATGCGTGACCTGACCTCCATTAAGGCGGCCTTCACGGCCACGGGAGACGCGTCCTGCTACGACGTTACCATGCAGTCCGAAGACGAAGGTGTCGACGAACGCTCCTGGGCGACCTCGTTCACGTTCGACATCCTGACGGTCTTCCCCGCGTAAGGTTACCAAACCGAGCATATTCAAATGGCCGCCATCTCTAACGGAACGACCTGCCTCTATGGTGTTGCGGGCACTGTCACGAACCTCTACGTCCAGAGCTACTCGCTCTCGTCCTCGTTCAACGCCGAGGCCACTGTTGTCGACGAGACTGGTCTGACTAAGACCCACCGCCTCGACGATCGTAAGTCCGAGATTACCATCGAAGGTATCTGCAAGACCTCCTCGATGCCGGTCCTCGGCGCCGCTCTCAGCTTCACGCTGAACGCTCAGACCGCTTATCCGTCTGGCTCGGCCTCCGTTTCGTTCGCTGGCACCATCACCAAGATTGACGAGAAGGGCTCCAACAAGGGCTTTACCGCGGTCACCGTGACGGCCATCGACTACGAAGGCATTACGCCTGCCTAATTGACTTGGCCCTAAGTGGGCTACACTAGGCGGCATGGACAAACGGTTCCTCGCTGCCTTCATCGACCCGGCTCCCTTTCGGCTGCTGGGTCGTTCTATGTACCCGTGGTGCCTGAAGTACCGGGTGCGCCTGATGGCCTTCGACTCCCCGCTGGTGACAGGCTCTCGCGGCGTGACCCCTGCCGACCTTATCTTCGCCTGCCAGGTATGCGCCGAAGAACCGCTAGGTAGCATCGGCTGGAGGGATGAATTAAGGATTATGAGAATGACACGCAATCCTGCTAGGTTTGAAATTATGCTTAAAGCCTTTGCTGGCTACATCCTAGTCGAAGACTGGCCGAAGTTCTGGGAGCAGACTAAGAAGACCAGCGGAGGGAGCAAGGGCGTCCCGTGGCCGCTATCAATTATAGCCAATTTAATTGCGTCAGGCATCGAAGAGAAGCGCGCGTGGGAGATGCCGGAGTGTCAGGCCATCTGGCTCAACTCCGCCCTGGCTATCTCCAAGGGTGCTGATGTTGCCATTATGTCATCGGAAGAAGAGGCATATATGGATCAAGAGGAGGCTAAAGAAAAAGCCGTGGCTGACGCATTGCGTCAAACTGCTTCCAATCCTGCAAAGGAAAGCACTCCCTGACATGGCCCAAGACCTGACAGTCAATATCAAGACCACCTCCGACGTCCCACAGGCGATGGACAAGGCGAAGTCTGCAACGGTTAGCTTATCTAAACAGGTTGAAGATATACAAAAGAAATTTAGCACAGGATTTAAAGACATCTTTCTTGGCTTTACTGCCCCCATGGTATTGATTCAGCACGCTATTAGCGCAATCTCCTCTGCCATTGAAAAATCAAAGCAGGAAGCAAAAGAGGGTTTAGATCTTCTTGCGCGTGGCGAAACAATGTATGCTTCATCTGAAGAAAAGAAGATGGCTAATTTCTTCAAAGCAAAGAAGGCCAGGGATGAAGAAAAGAAATCAGTAGAGGCTGGCCGCTTTCAAATTACCCGAGAATTCCTTGATACGCCAGAGGGCGTTGAAGTATACCGACAGTGGGCCATTGAGAAACTGAAAAGAGAAGGTCTTAAGATGAGCCATGATGAAGCAATGGCTCAGGATTTTAATGCAAGTAATCCACACTTGCAGAAGCTTGCCATGCAGAAGTTTTTGTCATCTCCAGAGGGTATGGCATACGCTCCAATATTTGCTAACGAAGAAAAAAATAATAAAGCGGCCGAGGCGGCCAAAGCATCAGCTGACGCTAAAGATTTATCCGACCTTAAAAACTTTGCCAGCAAGAGCCAGCCCGGTGAAGTTCAAGGCTACGGTAACGTAATAGGCGTTGGCGCAAACGTAGCCATGGAGATGGCCCAGATGCAAATCGATGAGCTACGTCGACACACCGAATTACTTCAGATGATTGCGACTAAGGAATCTGTAGCCTCTGTTGACTTCTCCAAGGGAGACAAACCCGTTTCATCTCCTTCCCGCGCTAAACTCCTATCTGGAAAATAATTTATGTCACGCATTGATCAGGGCAACGCCCTTACAGCCGCTATGCTCCAGCCTGGCTGGAATGTAGCAACCGACGGCTACGGACTCTACACGGGCCGTTGTACGTTCAAGATGAACCGCACCGAGGCCATCAGTGGTTTGACCGCCTTTGCTCGCGGCGCTGCTCATCCTATTACTGAGTTTAACTTCATGGCAGTGCACAAGATTGAGGTCGTTTACGATCAACTTGGGATTGCTACCATCACCGCGGAATACATCGGGGTAAATAATGGCAGTGGCGGGTCGGCGATGAACTGGACTAACCCAAACGTTACCGGCTCCATGGGCCTGACTACGGAGCCCATCACTAGCCACCCCAATTTCTTTGTTGCGGCAACTGGCTTCCCTGGAGCGTCCTCTCCAATCGCTGGCCTGCCTTCTGACTTCGGTGGCGCGTACGATGACTCGACACTTGGGCCTCCTGTCACTGTCCTTTCAGCGACTACGCTTAAGCCTGTCGTTGTCCCTTCTTGCGAAGGTTATCACGGCGCCTGCTTTGAAACAGGAACGGGTGGCCGTTTCATCGGCTTCGTGGACCCAACCGAACCGCACTACTATGGCAAGACGAGTTACCTTGCCCAAGTCACGTCATTCTCAGGCGTGCTGTATTTCAAGTCTAGCGAAACTGCCAAGACTCAAGCCTTTCGCGCCGCAGTAGGTACGACTTCGGGAAGCAATAACTTCTGCTCAACGGTCAAGGTCCTCCCTGACTATATCGGTACGACCTTCCTGAACGGAACGCTGGATTGTATGCTTCTCTCGCAGGTAAACTTTGAGGACTACGGCAGCGTGTTCAAATGTTCCTACGAAATCCGCTACAACCCAAACGGCTACCCCCAGGGCGTTTACAAGAACGGCGAATAAGATGCAAATTAACCCGGGCTACGGCTACAGCTTCACGTCCTCTGGTGGGGGGCACAATCTGACCATTGACCAGCCCTGGTTCCCTTGGCCTATCATTGAAGAAGATTTGCCGCCCTTCACTATTGTCGACGAAAGCGTTGGTACGACCTACAAGTTCCGCGCTGTCCCAGGCATGGTCAACTCTACCATCCCGCAGATTGGCATCACGGCTGACGCAACCAAGCGCCTAGACCAACTGCCTATTCCGACGACTACGTTCAACTTCGACGCCACGACGCATTATTCCTATATCTATCTCAAGGTGTCCTGGCTATCTGGTTCGCCTGATATGTACCCGGTAACCGACCAGACTGACATTCTCTACCCCCGCGTCATATCCACTAGCATGGAGAACGTATCGACCAACGACTCGGGCTATCTCCTCTTGGCTACGGCCTACCAAGAGCCAACGACTAAGGTAATCACTATCTGGCAACTTACGACTGGATCGCAATGGACTGATCGATTGAAGACCGGTACGGACACGGCCCGCTATTACTTTGCCACGGCCTAATGCCGACCGCTCCAACATACACGCGCACGACGACTTTCGTGGGCGGGTCCACGGGTAGCCCTAGTACATGGGGAGCCCTTCGGAGCGTCATCTATAATCGAACCCTTTCTGGGAGCCCCATCGCTAGTTCTGGCGGTGTTGGTGGGCACACCGTCGACTATGACCACGGCTTTCAAACTACTAACGGTAATGGCCTAATTAGGACTGAAGGCGGTTTCTTGTATCTTGGAACGGCTGGCAGCGGACCAAATTTTAACGCCTACATAACCTCTGGTATTAATGCCAAGTTTTCCTCAGACTATGAGACAAGCGCGCTTGGCTGGATTACGAATGAAGACCGGGCGCAGCTGACAGGCGAGACGGTGGCCCTAAGCAGCGGAAGCATTACCATGGCGGCCTCGGCCTTCGTCTCCCCGTTCCAGACCTTTACCGCGTCGAGCACCCCGACTATCAATACAATCGGCAAACTGACGGCGTTCTAAGCCCGACCCCCCTCCCCCCTTCCAATCGGGGCAAGTTTAAGACCCGATGAGCTGCAACACCGTCACCTTTAAGCGCGGCACGTCCTTCGAGGCGGCTGTTGTCTATACGCCTGAAGAGGGCGGCCTTGCCAACCTGATTGGCGTAACGGTGACCTCGACCATCATCGACTCGGACCGCAACGAGTTCGAGCTAGTGACCGTGGTGGCCGGCAATGGCCTGTCCTTTACCGCGGAATACGTCGGCGACACGGGTGACTGGGCGGTCGGCACGGCCCGCTGGGACATCAAGTTCACTAACAACGACTCGGTCTTCTACTCCGACACGATGCGCCTCGACGTCATCGGTCAAGTGACCGTCTAATTTCATGCCTCTCACGATCACCATCCCTGGAGCGGTAGAAGCGACCATCGGGGCAACGGCCCCTGCTGTCCTGACCGTCGGCGTCGGTACGCCCGGTGCGACTGGCCCTGCTGGCCCTGGCGTCCCTGTCGGCGGTACGGCTGGGCAGTTCCTGACCAAGATTGACAGCACGAACTACAACACCGACTGGACGACCGTCAACCTGTCGCAGTACGCGGTGAAGGCGAACAACCTCTCCGACCTAGCCAGCGCCTCCACGGCCCGCACGAACTTGGGACTCGGCACGATGGCCACGGCCACGGCTGCGAACTACTCGACGACTGCTGCCGCCGACCTCCTCTACGCCCCCATCGCCGCCGGCCAGCCCACCTCGGGCACGGTCGGCCAAGTCCTGACTAAGAACTCGGGCACGAACTACGACTCCTCCTGGGCCACCCTCATCCCCGGCGATCGTTACCTGACGAGCTCGACGACGAGCCTATCAATCGCCAACGGCGCTAAGACGCTCACGGTAGGCACTGGCCTGTCATACTCCTCCCAACAGGACGTAGTCATCTCCTACGACGCGGCAAACCATATGCACGCGGTCGTCACGAGCTACAACTCTGGCACTGGTGAGATGGTCGTGGATGTTCAGCATCACACGGGCGCTGGCACCTATGCCTCATGGACGGTCAACGTCGGCGGCACGACCCCTCTTCAGTCCGTCTATTGGGGCGAAATCCTCGGCACGCTGGGCGACCAGTCCGACCTTGCGACGGCGCTGAATAACAAGCTGG